GACTCGAGGACCTTGACCACGGGTGCGTGGAAGATGGTGAGGAGGGTCGCGCCGGTTTAATAGGACGTTAGATCGGTCGCTCGCTCGGTCGGGCCGTTAACTATCCTATCAGCCTAATAGTGCGTGGAAACAAAAACCGATCTGTACCGAACTGTAGACCACGTTAACTAAAAAAAAGTCTAGACCCTGAGATAGCAAGCCATCTCAAGGCTAGTCAACGTAATTGTTGGACACCTTTCGATGCCCAACATTACGTTCTTCGACCCTACCTTCATCGTAGGTAGGGTTGCGGTCCATTCTTCTAGGACACGCGCTCTGTCCAAGAACATCGCAGTGCGTACATCCACAGAACACCTCGAAAAGATAGGAATTACTTCCTACCCTTCTTGGTGGTCGTTGGATTGTACACAAACGTGTTCTTTGAAACCTCACGGAACCCTGCGGTATGGGTCAAGGTGTACTTGACAGTGATCCAGTTAACCTGGATCTTCTCATCCTCACTCAGGTCCTGGTTAATTCCAGCCTCGATCCAGCCTCGAATATGAGCGATGTCATACTCATTGCCGTCAGCCATTATTTCCCTGGCTGCCTGAGAGATTACTGAGACCATCCCAGTTCTCCGTGCGTTCCTGATCTCTACATTTTGCTTGACTGCAGACCAGTCAATGTTGCCAATTGCTGCCATAAGATACCTCCTTATAGCTTTGTTTACCCACTTATAGTGGTGGTCCATCATTCGTCGCTCGGTTCACTACAGCCTTTTATGACTGTAGATCATTACCGGGTTGCTCAAGACGTTCCGTCTATCATCGCCGACTCCGGGCCGACAACTATGTAGAGCTGGATACCACCTCCAATGATGGTTCGGGAACGATGTCCGTCATCACCAGATTACCTCTGTATTCGTTCTCGAAGGTTCTTCGAAAATGTTACGAAATCTCCTCCTGATCGAAGTATTCTCATCCTCTCATAGAATGTACTGTTCATCCTTTGATAAGACGTCATTGCATTTGACTCAACCTTTAGAGCACTTGATAGTAGTCTGGCAAGCTCCCTTGGGGGCCCACCTTTATACTTATCAATGATCTCTACTAAGGTCTTATCAGTCTCAACCTGGAATGTAGTACATCCATTAATTGAGACTTTACCCATTTCAACACATTCAGCAAGCTTACGCATTGCTGTACGTGCATCTGGGTCTCCAATATCAGTATTCATAAGAGCTCTTATGATGAGCTCTTTATGTTTACTGGTTGGTTCACAACTTATGGTATCACCCACGTCGACACCTTATATAGTGTGCATTCGTAATTCCCATCCTTTCCATAGATAGGAATTTCTTCAACCTTCTCTACAGCTTTAGAGCCTAAGCCCTGGAAGACTCTTACGGTATCAATACCTAGATTCATGTTTCTAGATAAATCATCTACCAAAGCCTTTAAAGGCATAGGTTGGCCCTTTATCTGGGCCACTCTAAGAACCATAGAACATATAGTTCTATAGTTTATAGGCTCGTATCTGGGCATCTTTCAACTCCCTCATAAGCCTCTTGTGTTCACGATCCTCAGCATTTAGCCTATCTAAGGCTTCCTCGAGTCTCTCTATAGAGACTTTCATCGGTGTTATCCAATGGTTTTCTACCATACTTCCACCCTGAACATCCATATACGTTTAATGTTCATCCAGATGAATTCAACAATCTCAACAAGTGTCAGACAGATGTACTGATTAGGCCCGTCTTCATCCACCCATTTGAATACTACCATGATCATATAACGATCACCTTTGGGATCATCATTACCATGATTGTTCCTATCTCTACCATTACTACGAATAGTAATAATAGAAACACATATACCCAGAAGTATTTCATATTACACTCCTAAAACCATAAGTGAGGCTGTGGTCATGCTCGTCTTACGGATTAACCCGCGAGATCTCCCACCAAGGCGCTCTACAACTCCACACCTTGCTTAAGGGTGCTTCTCTGAGTACGCAGCGCGCCTCACTTATGTGTTCACATAGCTACCAGATGTCGGCTGGTTCCCCACCAAACACTAAAAAGGTTACTCTTCTTCGTAACACCTTTTAGCTTCTTGTTCATCTACTATACATTTACCGTCTTTGTACCAACTACAAGACGATATAGTACATTGTTTACCATTGAAACAATATACTTTATTATTATCGTGTATTAATCCTTCGATCATAATAACACCGATATAGATTCTAATCTCTATACACTTCAATAGACTATATTGTCTATATCATCAATATTTATAATTAATAATTCATTTACTAATAAATCATTAATAAAAATTCATAACTATACATTATATATATTATATATATGGTCAGCGTATACCATCTACCGTATTCTACTACTTCTGAACAAGCCACCGTTGTCCGAGTACACCCACTATAACGTGTAGTAAACCGTTCCGTTTATATATCGGGTCGGATAAATTTAAGTCTGGATGTACAGTTATGAGTGAACAACCTTGTCCCGTCTGTAGAGCGGGAAGTCTCGGTGCAGCGATGGTTCGTGACTGCCACCTCGGAACGAGAACAACGTTCGAAGTAGCAATGGAGTTACAGTGTTCGAATGATGATGTGATGCGTCATATTAACGAGTCACATGAGCTAACATTAGATGGTGATGGAGACCTACAGTCACAAGATAAACTACTGAACGATCTATTGAAGACGTTGAAGACACTTAAGCAGTGGACGGACTACGTTGTAACAACGGTCAAAGATCCTAAGGATATTGATCGCGCTAAAGTTGATATGTTAGTCCGACTATCACAAGAAGCCCGAAAGACTATCGAATCGGTAGCAACGTTACAGGGTCGAAAGGGTCCAGGAGATACGTATGTTCAGATGCAACTTCTGAATAACAAGGTAATGTTACTAACAAACACGGTGATAGATTCGGCGTGTGGGGACTGTAAAATGAAGATTCTGGAGGCTATTGAAGCACAACCATTGTTGATGGAGAAAATCAAATGAATGGAGAGAGTTGCCAGATAACTAACGGTGAAACCCTAGACGGGAAGGACTACATACAGTATATGAAAACTGTACTGAAAGGACGTTCCGATCCTGTATGGTGGATTAAAGAGTATCTAGGTGTACAGTTTGGGCCTCACCATACGGAACAGGAAGTGATCCTGCGTGAATGGTATCGGGACCGTTATAACCCAACACTGATACCGTATAAGAATATGTATCTATTAGCGGGGATGAGATCCGGTAAGACTGCACTAGATTCTATGATAACATGTTTCGAACTATTTGATACACTAACACTACCAAAAGTACCGTGGGAGTACTACGGTCTAATGCGTAATCAGTTAGTAACGTTATCGATCTTATCGATTAGTAGGGATCAATCAGATGATGGTCTATGGGGTAACGTCCAGAACTTCCTCGATAACAACGAGTGGTTTAAGCAATGGACTGATCTTCGCTTACGTGCAGAAAGTGCAGATTGTGAAAGTAAGAAGGTTGGTGTTCGCGTTCTATCATCATCTAGCACAACTAATATTGGACGTTCCAACCGTTTCGTTGGATTGGACGAATTGGATAGTTTCGAGAATACAGAAGGTAAGAGGGGAGCATGGAAAGTATTCACAAAGATGCAAAACTCGACACAGACATTCGGTCAAGATGGCCGCTTATGCGCAATATCATCTTCCAACGACGACCCGAATTCTATTATGAATACGTTGATTCGGCAGTCCGAGGGGAAGCGCAACGTTTTAGCAATTATGAAGCCTACATGGGTAATGAATACAGCGATTTCGGAAGCGGAGCTGAGGGAAGAATATCGGGACAACATGGCCGGATTCTACAGAGACTTCGCATGTATGCCAGGTATGTACACTGGAATGGAGTTCCCCGATGGTATTAAACTCTCTGATATCGAAAATGTTTTCCTTACCAGGCGTTCTTCCGTCCCTTACGGTAGAGTTATTGCGATTGATCCTGCTGCAAGGAACGATGCGTTCGGAGTTGCTACAGGCTATCGGGCATTTGGTCGGGTTGTGGTAGACG